AAAAGCAGCGGCAGAATTAGCACGATTAGCAGAAGCAATATTGTTTAAAACACCAGAGCTAAGGTAAGAACCCTGAAGACGAAGGTTTTCAAGCTCCAAATTCATCTTTTCAAGCTCATAACCAAGACGTTTTTCATAAGTCTGCTCACGAAGATTCAAATCATTTGCAAGAATACCATTCTGAAGAACTGTTCCATGGGTGCTCTGACGCACAGAATCGGCTTCTGCGACGTTTTTTTCAATTTGAGATACTGCAAGATGCTCGGCATTCTTAGCCTGCCTTTCAGCGGCACTAGCGGCTTTAGCAGAGTTCATGGTAGAACCTATATCGCTCATGCCTACAGAAGCAGCTGAAGCTCCAGATATAGAGCCGCCTATACCATTAGTTGCGGCAAGAATAGGATTAAGACCAGCCTTGCGCATATCTTCTACAGCCCATTGATAACGATGTTTATAATTTTCAACGTTCCACGCGTTAGCCTGTGCAGCATTAGCAGAATTGTAATGATTCTGAACTGCAGATCCTAAAACAGAACCGGCAACACTGCCTAAAGTATTAGAAAGCCATGACATAAAACCAACTCCTTTTAGAAATGATCAACAAGGCCAGGCGTACCAAACATAGGCATAGGACGCACAGTAGTGTAACGGAAGCCTATGTCAAGCAAGAACTCAGGCTCACTGGGAACAGCGACAATGCGCTCAATAGGTGGGTTTTCCATTATGAATTCCTCGTTAAGAGCAGGAGCATTTTTGAAAAACTGTGAAAGGTGCCAAACATCAAGGTTACCACCAGTTGCAGAACTACGAAACTTACCTGTAATCTGCGAAGGTTTATAACGATATTCGGCATAACGTTCCTGATAGCCGAACACAGTAGTATCAGCTTCAGAACCTTGAGCATAGATCTCACGAAGTTCAATGGCCTGTTCGCCGAGATGCGCGAATGTAGGCCAATAAAAATCATAAACAGTAGAGCGAAGCCACATCTTGTTAATACCCTGCTGGTAAGTAAGATCGGCACGAGCGCACACAAAACCAAAAATATAGCCATGCTCAACAAAAGATTTAGTAAAACCATGGAACTTAGCAGCAGTAACACCATAAGCAGAAAGGTTACCTTGCGGAGAAGTGTTATCGGTTGCAGAAGTCTGAGCTATAGGATTAACATTTACCATTTTTGTGAACGAACCTAAAAATTCAGGACGCTGAAGACGAGCATCAGGAGATACTACGCCAAAGAAAGAGCGAAGCACTTCTGTATACCGACTACCACCACGAGCAAGACGTTCGTAGAACTTTTGCATTTGGAAGGCAGTACGAAGACTGTTGATGGTAAATATACTTGAACTATCAAGATCGGCATAAGAATCCTTAGAAAGCCAAGAAGAACCGGGTTGAGCAGTAACAGTATCCATACCAGAACCGTTAATAGAGTGACCAGCTATAGAAACACTATAACCACCTTGATACTGTAATGAACCGGATCCCTTATAAACACTATGAACACCGCCATCTTTAGAAAGCTGAGCAGCACCTAGATTGTTATTAGACTGCTGAACAAAATAGCCTGAAACAGGCGAAGGATCAACTAATGTAGCGGTACCGGCAAGGCTTATAGATACACCGGGTCCCTTCTGTGTCCATGGAAGAGCAGAAGTAAAGTAATCATGACGTTTACCACGAGGCGGACAGGCTAAGCCAGGAACAATAGCGGAACCTGAAGTGAAAACCCAAGAAGGCTGCTCGGAAGCTCGAGTAGAATTTAAAACCTCATTAGTGTCACCTTTCTGAATCTTAACAGATTTCTGAAGGTTTTCGTCTCTAAACCATTCGTTGTAAATAAGATAAACGCCACGGAATGGAAGCGCACTAACACCAGATAAATTACCAGACGTATTCACCGGCAAGCCGAAATAGTCCCAAAGAGAGCCTATATAGGCATTATCAGAGTTACCAGTAGCAGTAATAGTAGGGATAACATAATCAGTGCTATCATCAGGGTCTTCCTGTTCAAAACAGAAATTCTGCCAGTGTTCCCAAACAAGGCGATTTGGGACAAAAAAGAAAAACCAGTCCAGATAAATATTATCCATGATAGGCTTAATAGGAGTAGCCAAGCGAGCGAAATAATTAACAGACATACGAGTAGTATCGCCAGGCAAAACCTCATCAATAAATACAGGTATAAGCTTGCCTGAATTAAAAGTTGTCTTATAAACATGAGAACGGTCAAACTTAGTCCTTTTCATGTACATTGCAGGAGCATCGCTGAAGCGATGTCCTCGAACTCTTATTTTTTTTCGAGCCAAAATTTCACCTTCTTCGAAGTGTAAACCTAATAATTGACCTAAAGCAAATTATTATTAGGTTTTAGATTATTTTTGCGTCACCTACGCCAGTTACATCAAGTAAGTAACTGGCTTCGGTGACGCCTATTTTTGTGTTTCTTCATTATTTTGTTCTGAAGTGTTACTTTTTTCTTGTGTTTGTTTACTACTTACGGACTGTTGTGGTTCGTCAAAGGTATATTTACTACCATACAGACCTTGTTGTTGGAGATATTCGAGTGTTGCAGGATCATTCAAATGGTCGATGAAATTCATAGGATCGTGACCGAATTTAGCTCGAACGTAAGCGGGTAAACTGTAGAATTCTTCGCGAACTCCAGACACAAGCTCAAGAGCTGTACTGTAGTCGCCAGGGAGCGTTGCATCTCCAAATTGGAGGAAAGCATACTGCGAACTATCGCCGAGATCAAGAGTCATGATACCTTTCTGACCATCTGCATACTTATTTACGATGTAATTGATATCAGTCTCGTCTTTCTCGTCCTGTACGGTTAAAGAAGGCATAGTAAATTCAATGCCGCAATGATCATGTTCTTCTACAGGATCGTAAGCTGTCTTAAATTTCATAGTTTCACCTCCTTTCGCAGGCGCCTAGACGCGGCGAGCGTGGCGTACAAAAAAAGGGCGATCTCTGTAAGATCGTCCTTTTTCTGATACGCTCTTTATTAGATTATCATTTAGTAGAATCATTGTCAACAGTCTGCACATATTCTATGGCGCGACCAACGATGACAGGAATGTGGGACTCGTCACAATTCTCAACGTAATAGCGACCGTCGCTGTCACCGAGATTGCCAATATAATAAAGAGAAAAATCTTCAGGATACTTTTTAATAAGCATTTTATCATCGTTAACTATACCTTCAAAAGCTCGCAGAGCAAGCATATCATTGTGGTAAACCTGTGGAGGGCTGAACTGTTCAGCCTTGGAATCATAAATGGAATAAAGTCTCAGCAGAACCATCTCCTTTTCTAAATGCAATTAGATACCTACGAATCATAAGATAAATCGTAGATGATACAACAAAATAATCCTTATCAAGACGAATAACCCTAAAACCATCAGGCTTCAGACGGTAAGCGGCATATTTACTACCACGAAAGAAAAAGTTAAAAGAAATATCACGCTCACGAAGAAAATTTTTAACAGCTTCAAATTCGCTAATAAACATCACCTCTTTTCTGACTTAATGATAACACAGTCACAATACCTTGTCAAGTTTTCTGCCAAGAAAATGCTTGTACTTACCTTCCTGAACGCGGCACCGATCAACCAAACGCTCAAAAGTGTTGTTCTCCAAATTATGAAGCATCTTCTCAATACGGTTATTACGAATAAACTCCATCCAGTGAGGATGCGTTTCACCAAATTTCTTATCATAATAACGAGGAGGACGCATCTTCTTACCGTTAATAACAACATAATCATTAGCATAACATTCTTCGCCATGATCTTCAAGCCATTTAGCACCTATGCCAGGACGATTAGAAGCAATCATGAATTCAGGAATACGACCTTTATAGTGAGAAGGAGCGTCTTTACCTGTCTGTTTTTTAACTATATAGCGAGCGACATAGGCAGCAGAATCAAAACTAAACTCACCAATAAGATGCATGCCGTATTTCCATACTTTGGCAAAACGAGAAGAAGTATAAGTATTGTAACCGTCTGAGCGGAACCGAAAAATTTTGTCATCAAAATCAATATTAAACAAAATGTAATGATAAT